CCCATTTCCATTTAGAACCTCATCCCATGATAAAATTGATCCACCACCATCACCGTATAAATTATGTAAATAATCCCACGTGTGATCTGGTATATCCATTGGTTCCCTTTTATTTTGATCAAATTTAGATAAAGCTATATATAATGGATCAAGTAAAACACCGTCTTTATTAACACTTTTAAGTTGAGCAGGTCTTTTAATAGCCGGACCATTCCATCCATAAATAGGACTTCTAAAATATTCGGTCTTTCTATTAACTCTACTATACTCTGTTGAATTGAGTTTCTTCACACAAACAAGTGGAAATTCTGTAATAGTTTTGGATGATGGTACAAACTTAACTTCATCAACAACAGTTTCAACCTTCGGTGTGCAATATCCAATAAGTTCATCCAAAAATTGTTTACACAAAGGTATTGCAACACCTTGATGTGAGGTCGCTGAACCTATATAAGCCCCAACATGCATACCCAATAATTCAACCTGTCCAGATTGCAATTGAGCACAAACTAAAGATCCAGAATTACCCGATTGTGTAACGGCCCGATAAGTCAATGGTACTCTAATAGTAAACAAACTATCACACGATTCATAATTAACAGGTAATGAATTGCTAGATTTTGTACCATGAATAATTGACAAACCACCAGAATCAGTTAACGATAAAATATCAAGACCAAAATCTTCTGGCACTGGCAAAGGATTAGTTGAATCAGTAAAAAATCTATACAAGTCTCTGGGTCGTTGAATATTATTAGGTAATTTAAAAATAACCATATCCAAACCATCAACTCTTAAAGCGTTATCTGGAAAAGGAATATCATATCCTGCTTTGTCTATACAAATCTTCATACGGGCATCATGTCCATCAAATTTATAAAAACAATGTGCAGGAACGGCTACATAAGAATCACGTATATGGAAACCAACACATGATTCGATAATCCTCTCACCATCAACATCTGTGTAAGCATTTATAAATAACAATCCTTTATAAATAGAATTATGTACACAAGATAGATAATTATTTTGTGAACTCTCAACAGTAATCTGCATATTACCGTAAGAAACTTTGGGTGCGTCAATGTATTTACGTCCATTAACAACGTTTGGGTTCTTAATTATTCTACCACGATCATTTAACTTAACGGTTGCTGTCTTTTCAAAAGTTTGTGACTCAAAATTATTATCAACTGCGTTTTCCGTATTAACAACTTCAAACTTATCTTTATTAACGTGATCGGTAACACTATTAGAAAATCCATTTAAATAACCAATACCACCTATAACAAGGCCTATGGCACTTAAACTAGTAACTATCAAAGTAATATTATCCAATTAAGAAACACGATCTGTAGCATTCTCATAATGATAACCAAAAACATGTTTAAAATAATCATCCTCGAATGTCTTCTTTGCGTCATCAAACCAACTACTAAATCTAGATTTTAAACTCTCAAGTGTGTATCGCGACCAACCTGATTTTGTTAACAAATTATCCTCAGGAATTGTGTTAGGTTTTGACTCTAA